GTAGGGTAATCTGAATTGACTACTCCTTGATTGACTAAAAGATATCGTTGTAGGTTGTCAAAGTCTGTGGTCTGTTGGAAAAATACCAACTTGTGATTGGCGTTAACTGTGGGCGCCACAAGATCATCAAAGAAATCAGGATTAATGGGCACACTACTTCCAGGAAGACTTTCAAAACTAACTTCCACTTGGAAATCATCAACCAGGCCATCAGTCAATACCGGTTGAGCAATAATGGTCATCGGGCTGTCTTGAGGCAACGGATAGTTTGAATCTGGTTGATTGTTAATTTTAAGAACATTTACGTAGTCTGTTATCACAGTTCCGGTGCGACTGTCATAAATTGGATCGCTGGTGTAAAAGAAAAATCTTGTTTGGGCCACACTACCAAAGAAATAATCCAATGACCTTGATATCACAGTGTAATTTGTGCCATTGGTAGTACACTGTATTAGCCAGCTGGCATCGCTATTGGTTCCGGCTGTGTTCTGTGCATTGGTCAAACTGAATGGTGCGTTGGTATCTAGATTTCCACTGGTGATCAAATACCAAGTGGCAGTGAGATTATTATAGCCAAGTCCAAAATTTTGATTGAGATAAATCTGATTTACTATGCTTTGTTTTAGTGTTGTGGGAATGTCTGTGACAAAAAGTGGAATTACCACATTAGGAATAGCGCCAGTAGGAATATAAGTGTTCAGGACAACTGGCCCCACTCCGCTGGGTAAATTGCCCAGACCTTGCGAAGTTCCTGCTAGATACACCGCGGTTGGGCTGGCCCAGATAGACATTTTTTCGCTGGGTTGTGTAGCAGTACCCGGTTGTAGATTATTTTCTGCATCAAAGTAATAACCAGCAGGGGGTATAAATTCTACCAGACTGCCAACCACAATATATTTGGCATTGTTACTGGCATACGGGCCAATGGGTACCGGAGTACTTGAGCTGTTTTGAAAATACCCAGTGGTTTCATTATTTAAAACTGTGCTTTGATGCCAGGTGTAATTTAAATTATATAAATTGGGTCTTGGAAAATTTGCATAATAAAATTGCTCCATTCCGGCTGTGCTCAATACCGGATTAATTTTATTATAAACCACATCACTGATATCATTGACTGTGAGCCAGCTGAACAAAAATGCTGGAGTTAAATTACTTTTGTATAAGGCACCATCACTGGCAAAAGTATTAGTACTTGAGTATTTGCCAGTGCCATCAACTAGATCAAGATATCTACTGGTTCCTATACTGGCACGATTTACTGCTGTGCTTTTTAATATGCTGTTGTATTGTGTAAAAGGAAAAGTGGTATAATCTTCGCCATTGACCATGCGATTTTGTGCATAGTATTGTGCCGGTGCACGTTGTTTGATTTCCAGGATAGTTTCACGAGACTGTGCGTTGGTCACTGGCTCAGTGATTCCGCAGGTAAAAGTCAACGTTTCTATTTGTCCAGTACGACTTACATAACTGATTGGAATTTGTACATTTTGCATTTCCTGAGGATTGATGATGTAGGTCAATCCATTGCTGGCTCTGACATAGGTTCTAAACGTGCCTACCGGAATAGTACTGAATATTCCATCACCAAAATTTAACGTAATTTGATCATTGGTCCTGCTGGCGATACTGTAGATATTTCGTGTTCCTGGACTCAACTGTTGCACGGCCGCTGCATAAACGCTGGTCACTGGTCTCCAAAAATATTGTATGTTTCCAAGGTTGTCTAGTTGATATAGCCACACGTCAGTGTTGTTGACTCCGTCAATGTTGATGTTGACTGCACGATTTGAAATACGTTCGGCCAAATTAAAATCTTGATTTTGTAGTGTGCCTTGTTTAAAGTAAAAAAAGTATCCGGTGTTGGCACTAGCAAATCCCAATTTATCATTACGAAACAACACATTGAATCTGCCATCGGGCAACGGTGGCGGTTCGTACACGTATTCTTGGCCGGCTGATGTGGCATTAACTGCTTCAAATGGCATGTTGACACCATCAACTGTGGCAGTATATGGAATTACTGGTAGGTACCCGGGTACGAGATTAACTGTGTATTCTTGTGTGGTAATGCCCAGTATATCTTGTGTTGCTCCAGGACGACCAAATCTTTGAGTATTAACCAGCGAAGCATTGATGATCACTGTGAACTGTTCTTGCCAGTCTAGGTTGGTAGGATCGGCCCAGTTTACTGTGATGTTTTGTAAGTTAATACCGTTATAATCAGTGAGATTTTCTGTGGTACTAACACTGAATACTTTGAGATAGCCCGACGCTTCGGTGTTACGCAACGGTGTGTAACTGACCAAATTGGCCAATTTAATCACACTATCTCTACGTTCGGCGGTGTCTAGGTAATTTTCTCTATTGTTTAGATCTGTACGAAATGCCAGAGCTTGACCCATAAAAGCCATTACGTCCAGCAGAGCGACAAATTCGCTTGATTCAATGTAGTCGTTAAATGTTTCTGGATAGTACAGGCGCAAGTAATCTACAAAACTTTTACGAAGGGTTTCAAAATCGTAACTTTGAAAATCAGCTTCCCTATAGGTTTGATAGATCTGTTTCCAATCTTCAACTCCAAATATTGCGGTTTGTCTTGTGGTTGTGGCCATAGTTATTCCAGTGTTTTGTATTTATGGATGTTATTAACTGGTCAGTTTATACATAGCTGGCCACACTTTGAGTTTGATTAAAAAAGATATTCAATCTTTGCGCCGTTGTACTGGGCACAATCGTCAGTTCTAATTGTATCAATAAACCGTTTTCTTGAGGAAATACTTCTACGGAGCTGATGTAAATTCTAGGGTCTCCCCCAGCCACACGTTGTACTTCATTGTAAACAGCCTGTATTGTATCTTGTGTTTGATTTTCAAACAAGTTGTCCCATAAAGTAGTTCCATACCAGGGCAGGCCCACCACTTCGCCTTGTCTGATATTGAACGCATTGAGTAAATCACGTTTGATCAATTCAAAATCAGTCAAGGTGAAATACTTGTTTTGATTGATTGTGTTAAATCCGATAAAGGTTGCCATGGTGTATTTACTCCTATGCAAAACCGCGTAGTGCGTTTGAAATAACGCCACCGGGATTGTTTTTAAAATTAGATACTGTATTGGTTACATTTTGTACTTGACTTAATATTGCACCACCTTGACTTTTTAAATTTTGCAGTATATTTGCTGCCGCCGTGATGTCACTGCTGGCATTTAATGATATGCTGTTAATAGACGGAAAATCAAAAATAGGAGTTGGTATTTTGCTACTGCCCAATATTTTAGTCATGGCCACATCTAGTGTGGCGCGATTTACAGTATTGCTGTATCCGGCTGCTACTTTTGTACCCGATACCAGATCGTCGCCACCGCCACCAAATAATCCGCCGATGGCACCTAGTCCACCTAGATCACCAAGGCTGGCCAAACTGCTTAGATCACCAAGACTGCCGAGACTGCCGGTCAAGTCAGTGAGACTGCCAAGACTGCTGGTTAAATCACCTATACTACCTAAACTGCCGGTTAGATTAGTTAGACTACCTAAACTACCAGATAAATCTCCAAGACTGCTTAAACTACTGGTTATACTGCCCACACCACCAAAATTAGTTAAGCTACTGAGACTGCCCAGACTACCTGTTAACCCACTGAGTCCGCTTATTCCTCCTAGATTGGTGAGAGAACTGGACAGTCCGCTTAGATCTCCAAGACTTCCTAGATTGGTAACACTGCTGAGATCAAAGTTACCTAAGTTACTAATAGCAGACAAGGGGTTACTAAATGCAGCGGCAAATTGACCAGCTTTACCCGTGATGTCAAGATTACTGGTTAAATTACTTAAACTACCGCCCAAATCGCCAACTAAACTGTTTAGGCTTCCACTTAAATCTCCTAGTGTGCCCGCTGTCAAACTACTCAACGAACCGGTTATATTTCCTAAAGTTCCAGAGGCTAAACTGGTCAATCCACCGGTAAGAGTAGAAATTGATCCTGACGATAGTTGGTTCCAGGCTGCAGTAGCAGCTGTGCCAAATCTTCCAGCATTGGCTACAAGTGCGCCCACATCGCCTACTGCGGTGTTGGTCAATTTGCTGGCGATGCCGCTGAGATTGGTTAGACTTGAGAGACCGGTATTTAAAGTATTAATTGCACCCGATGTGATGCTTGAAACATTGGTTAATGGAGTAGATAACAAACTAGACAACGGAGTACCCAACAATGCCGACGATACTGATGAAGGCACTGATAAACTGGCACCTGTTATTGCACTTAAACTTGACAATGTCTGTAATCCGCTTTGTGTAAAGACCTGACCCACACTGTCTGTGATAGCCTGTGTGGTAGCCGGATTAATAACTCCAGCAGACACTAATCCGTTATATCCATTTTGTAACAGGGTAGTCTGCGCATTGGTTTGTAAATTGGGATTAGATAAAAAATCAACAGCAGAGTTTACTCCTTTGAATCCAGACCATATACCTGGAGAACTTAATACAGATGTCAGCGGTGCAGGATCAAAGATAAATCTTTGCCAGGTACCGGGCTTGACATAACCGGCCTGTTCTAGTTGAGTACAACTTAATCCATACTGCCCAACCCCTTTGTCATCACTCATTTGGTCACTGGGTTGATCAACTAGATTGGCAATCTGTGCCAGGATTCCTTGTACCTGCGAACCGTTCAAAGGACCGATGGCATTGGGAGCTAA